CAGTAGCCAGGTAGCCACTATCTTAAGAAGAGAATTCACGCCCAGCGTGGGTTTCAGAGGAAGTTAATATACACAAATGTACCCTATTAACATTTAGATTTGGCAGTTACAATACACAAATGTACCTTTCAACCATGGCAAATGATAAGATATTAAGAGTCCACAAGGACAATCCCTTTGCTGATGATATTGCTCGTCAGCTCAAGGCAATTAAGGAGTACTCCAGGGAGTTCACCAGTAACGGATTACTATCGGCCGAAGAGGTCACAGTAACATACCGTAAGGAATATCTTCCTATACCATTCGCAAGGATATTCCAGAACAAGGAACTATTGTGGGATCTTGACCCATGGTCATGCAAGATACTGGTACACATGGCCCTCAACCTTGAGTACAACCAGCAGAAGATACAGCTTACACCGAAGATTGTAGGCATGGATAAGCGTAAGTTCTCAACCAGTATAGTAAACCTAATGAGTCGCAGGATACTGGTTAAAGAGAAACG